CATAAGCAAATTCCATGCCATCGGTATCTAGGGCACCTTCTAGCTCAGAGGCAGAGGAAGGTCCGAAGAAATCATCGCCAGAAGCTTCGATATCACCATCGAAATCGCCTTCGGCATCTTCGTTGGCTAGGTTGTCAACATTCTCGCCCATACCTTCTTCATCGAAGATGGAGGAGAAATCTAGTTCCTCGCCTTCGGTTACTTCGGCTTCTAGAGCGGCAACATCTTCCTTGAGGTTTTCGATCTGCTCTTGAATGACTTCCTTCTTGGCTTCCTCAGGAGTAGCAGGAGCGGCATCACCCTCAACAGGTAGCTCTTCAGCGGCTGGCTCTTCGGCAACAGGAGGAGCAGGAACCTCTTCGGTATCGGTCTCCTTGATGTCCTCTTCAGAGACATCCTTAATGGGCTCGTTCTCGCCTTCGGCAACCTTCTTGGTGGCATTCTTGGCTTCGCCCTTTAGTTCCTTCTCAACTTCGTTCTTCATCTTGTTCAAGAGGGAGGGATCTTCGATTAGCTCGTTTAGCTCAACCTTGTGCATCTCTTCTAGCTTCTCAGCTAGCTTGGTGTTGTGAGCATTTACAGCAGCCTGACGGAGCATGGCGGTTAGAGCGGTGGTGGAGTTAGCTAGAAGCGAGGAGGCCAGCTTGTACTGGACTTCGCTAGGGGCAGCGGGTAGAAGAGTCTTGGCAATGGTCCAAGAGGCGGCAACACGGGTCTTAGCTTCCTTAGCGGAGAACTTAGATACTGGAGCAGCTTCCTTAGTCTTTAGGGCGGCGATTCTTTCTCTTAGAGAGGGCTTTGTGGTCATTGTATGACTCCTATTGGAAAAGTGCGAACTTCTTCTTTATAGAGGTTGAAAGTTGATATATTACTTGTTTTAAAATTTACCTTACTTAAGTAGTCTATGAAGGTCAGCCGTAACAACACTTGAATCAGGAAGAGTCAAGCCAGAAGCGGCTTTGCGCTGACCCATAGCACTCGCATCGGAAGTGTAAGCAGTCTTTGGACCTTCCCAACTATTGGCTACAATCTCTCTGAGGGAGGCTCCGGGGAAGGCTGGGACATCAACCCAAGAGGCTTCCACGAACTTTACCCCGCCATTAGGGAGAGATTTATGACCACAAAGTTCAGCTACACGGCGAGAAACTCCGTCTTCATCGGGAATGAACTGACCCTTGTTGTACTGAAGGTGGTTGCAATAGTTACCGTCTTCTTTGACCTTGTGACCACAATAAGAGCAGATGACCAAATCGGTCACACAACCCATGGACATATACTTGGTCTTGCCAGAGCGGATATCAGCTACAAGCTTCTCATGAGCTAGATCGGTAGCAACTAGAAGATCGACAAAATACACCCAAACACCACCAGAAATGGTGATCTTTCTGAGAATTGCGTCAATGATGTGGCCTTTAGCGTGTTTGCTATTCTGCACATGCTCTAGGAAGTTGAAGGCTCCGATGAAGGACTTGTAGGACATCTTCAAGACTTCATTTTCCCAGCCATCTTCGTTCTGATTGATCAGATAAGAGCATTCTGGTTTGATGAGGTAGTCATCAGGCTCATTCTCTGTCATCACAGAGGCCATGATGGTAGTGTGGCTCAGTAGATATTTAGTCGTATTGCCAGCGATCTTGGAGAAAGAGGCACTTTTACGACCAAAAGCCTTACGACCATGTAGCTTCTCCCACTCCGTTACAGAATAAACGGGATCGACCAAAAGGGCTGTTGCGGTTTTCTTTAACATAGTAAAAACTCCAAAGCTACACCATCAAAAGCGGAACTCACCATAAAATGAGAGTACTTGGCTCTGACATGTAGTGCCTTTGATATTTCATTCTCCAATTTGGCAATCCTTGAAGGGGTAAACTCAAAGGTTGCGTCTTTACGGGCCACATTCATGATCAAGCATTGATCGTTGACTTTAACACTTGCAATAATATCTTTCAAAGATGAGGACTTTACCACTAAGCTAGCGGCCTTACTCTTATGCTCCATGTGATTGAAGTCACGGTCTAGGAGAGAGGACTGAACCCTGTAGTCGGGGTCAATATCGTTTTCCTTATTTAGCTCATCCTGAACATCTTCAGAGCCATAGTTTTTAAGGTCTTCACGGGGGGGTTTATTGGAAGGCTGTTGATCAAGTTTGTTTACTCTAGGAGTGCTTTGTTTTATGCCCATCTCCCCCATCCAATGATCCTCTTTCTCTGTGCGCTCAAAATCATGAGGTGGCGATTGAGGGTCTGCTTCAGTAGGAAGTGCATCGTCTTCATTTCTCTTAGAAGCAAATGGGTTACCACCATCCCTTCCTGGCTTACTTTGGTAAGTCTTATCGTAGTAAGGGTATTTTCGAGACATTTCGTCATTGAAGGCATCGGCAGATTTCCTTTTGAGCAAGGAAGACTGAATCTGGCACTCTTCTTTTGTAAACGGAGCTTCTCTTGGGAGACCTGTGTCTTCCAAATCAGTTGCATCTACCTTTAGGAATTCGGGTTCCATATACACTCTCACTAGAATAATCAAATAGTTCGTTTTCTTATAAAAATAGCCCTCCGAAGAGGGCTATCTCTGGTTCTTATTGGATTAGGATAGTCTTAGTGAGCGTCCAGTAGCGTCACCAGCGTTTAGGCCGGAGTCGATGAATTCACCGTAAACAGAACCCATTCCGTCTTCGATGTCAGAGACAATAACAGTGGCATCTTCAGAAACAGCGGCCTGTTCGACCTGATAAGCGGTGGAGTAGTTGGTCATCCAGCATCCTAGATAGACAGTGACCACAGCGTAGAGGCCGGGGTTGCCTAGGTTGTTGAGACCACCTTCATTGGGGACATCGGCTCTTAGAGCCTGTCCGACATTGGGGTCCTCAGAGGCTAGCTCAGAGAATACGATCTCAGTCTTGATGTCGAAGGGCCACTTGTGGTGCTTGAGTGAACGGACGAGTCCACTTGCACCAGCCTTGTAACCTAGCATCTGCTGGATGTTAGCGAGATACAGAGCGTGACGATTGATCGTCAACGACATTGGCTGGGTCACACCAGGGACGAGTTCAGCGATCTGATCTCCATACCCTAGGCCACGAATGGTGTCCACATTCTTAGATTCTGAAATGTTGAACGAAGTGGTCACACCCATTTTGACAAACTTACCGACACCAACTACATGGCTGTAAATCTTGAATCTGCTCGAAACTACGCTCTTGGTTTGGGCGGAAGCCCCCTGCTTATAAAGATATGAATCTGCCATGGTATTACCCCTCTTCTCTCTTAGAGATTAAAATTTCATTTATTTCTTTCACTTCCGTTAGAGCTTTTCTTCTAATCCAACTCTGCGCTATTTTTAGTTTGTGTTCTTCGGATTTTGGCTTGCCCTTTCTGCCTAAGGACATTTTCAATTTTGTTGCTTCAGAATGCTGCTTTCCGGTCATAGGATGCTCTATCCTCTGACTTTGGATAACCTTGTGAATAGCCGACAACTTAGCCTTTGTTTCATCTGTATGAGGAGTTCCAGGTTTCCCTCTGAGGGCATCAGCCGATTTTTTAACTAGTTTGGGGTCTCTTTTTCTGCCTTTTTGGGCTCTAGAGCATTTTTCTCTATGTTCTTCGCTATTAATCTGCCCCGTTCTACTTTTATTACCTTTAGTATACTGGTTTCCCATACCTGCCTTGCTTATTTTCTCTTTGGACTCTGCTGAATGCTTTCTACCTCTCATTGGAGCTTCTGTATCACTGCTTATATTGTAGCCAGTAGCCACTGCATCAAAAATCTCTAAGATTCTTTGCTCAAAGAAGGCTAAATCTGCTTCTTTACATATAATTAGTGGGCTAAACTCAAACGAGCCCTCTCCATAAACATTGAAATCTTTTTGAAGTTTCCAGGAATGATGACTATCTCGCCTAAGCAGCCTAAGATGGGTATTCCACCTTTCTCTAAATCCGCCAGTGGACCCTATGTAGAGTTTCCCATTTACCAAATTTCTAATTTGGTAAATTCCAGATAACTCCAGTATTTCTGCCATATTACTCTTCAGAGGCAAGAGTTAGGCCCATAAATAAGGAAGCTTTCTTTTTTGATTCATGGCAGGAAGGGCAGATTTT